TGCATCAACGCCTATGGCAACGGATCTGTCGCCTAATGTGTCGGCTGCTAAAGCGTTGAAACCTAATGCCGTATTGTTATTTCCTGTCGTAAGAGCATCACCAGTAAGACCGCCGATGAGCGTGTTGCGGACTCCTGTGGTGACTGACACACCTGCTTCTTGACCAATTGCTACATTGTAAGCATCTGTAGTAGTCGTAAAGTTTTGTGTCGCCAGTGCGCCATTGCCGATAGCAATGTTTCTATCGCCCAACGTGTCGGCTGTAAGTGCTTGATAACCTATTGCGACGTTAGAATTGCCAGAGGTAAGCGCATCACCTGCCTCTCCACCGATCAAGGTGTTAAGGGTTCCCGTAGTAATTGCCGTACCAGCCTCATCGCCAATAGCTACATTGTAGGAATCTGTCGCAGTGGTGAAGTTTTGACTCCCCAAAGCGGCATTACCGATGGCAACACTTTTAGAGCCTAATGTATCTCCGCTCAGTGCTAAGTAGCCGATAGCAATGTTTTTGTCCGCATCAGTAAAAGCGTCACCCGCTAGGCCACCGACCAATACATTTTTGATGCCCGTGGTGACTGCGGCACCTGCCTCAAACCCTACAGCCGTATTGAAGGAATCTGTCGCCGTAGTAAAGTTTTGATTTACAAGGGTGCTATATCCAATGGCTGTAGATTTGCTCCCAAGAGTATCTCCACCTAGAGCAGTCACTCCCACTGCAACGTTGTAATCTGCATCCGTTAAAGCGTCTCCAGCCAAACCTCCTACCAAGGTGTTCTGGACTCCCGTAGTCAGGTCATGCCCCGCCTCTTGGCCTATGGCTACGTTAAACGCATCAGTGCCAGCATTCAAAGCAGTGAGAGCTTGGTATCCAATCGCTACGTTTTTGCCATTAGCGTCTTCTGCCGCAAGAGCGCTTTTTCCAATAGCAATGTTGTAAGAACCTGTAGTGAGAGTATCTCCTGCAAGACCTCCCAAGAGCACATTATCAAAGCCCGTAGTGACGTTTACACCAGCTTCATGCCCCACCGCTACGTTGTGTGCATCAGTAGCTGTAGCGTAATTTTGGTTTGATAAAGCCCCACGACCAACTGCTACTGATTTACTACCAAGTATATTTGTGGCAAGTGCACTTTTTCCTATAGCTACGTTCTCTGATGCTGTCGTAGTGTTTTGTAAAGCTGCGTGACCAAGCGCCGTGTTATTATCGCCCGTAGTGATAGCCGTACCCGCTTCATCACCTATTACGGTGTTTTGATTGCCGCCAGAGGTGATGCTGTTACCTGCGTTGACACCTGCGCGGAAGTTGGAGCTGCCAGCGGATGCGGTGATAAGATCAGCGCCATCTTCAAGCGTTGTGTCGCCTGAGATCGTAACGGTGCCATTGAAGTCCATCGCAGTGGCAGTAAGATCAATCTCATCCGTCGCACCAAGTGACAAGACCGTAGCACTAGAGCCTTGTATGAACTGGCTCGCGTCATTGAACATGATCTTGTTGGTGCTGTTGAGCGTCAGGCCAGATCCGTCTGTGTGCGTGAGCGTAGTGTCGCCATCTGCACCGAATGTGATGACTGCACTGTCGGAGGTAAACGTCAGGTCATCGTCAATGAACAAGTCTGGGATCGACAGGTCTTGGAAGGCATCAACCATCGCACCGCCTGATCCGGCACCATCTGAATAGATGGCTTTGGTTTGACCATTGGCTATGGTGACAGTCGCGCCACTGCCCTGCTTGATGATGATGTTCTGTGACCCCGAAGTAGCATTTTCTATGAGCCAGAGCTTACTAACAGTGTTCGGGCCAATAGTTATGGTACAAGCAGAATCGAGTGTGCCAGTGTATTTAAGGAAAAGACTCCTACCGGGATCAGTAGAACCGTCAGCAATAGTAGTAGTATGAGTATCAGCGTTCGTCGTGATTGCTTCTGTGCCAAAACTAAATGCCTCTGCAATTAATTCGAGGTTAGTGTTTGTGCTGGTGCCCCAAGTTCCCGCTTCGTCTCCGGTGGCGATTTCTTTAAGGCGCAAATCATTAACATAGGTTGCCATTTATTTTCTCCGGCTCTTTGACTTCTTTTTTTCCATAGAAGCCACATGTTTTTTTAGCATCTCAGCTTGTTGTTTGTGAGACTTAGATGCCTTTTCCAAACCCTTAATTACCTTCTTAACTTTTTGTACCATTAGGCAACCTCTTCCCAGCTAGGTGTTTGGTTATCATCAATAGCCGTCCAATTAGGCGTCTGGCTAGTTGATATTGTTGAATAACTTGGCGTTTGATCTCTGTCCACAATCCCCCAAACATTTGATGGGCCAATCGCTCCAGTAGCACTAACGCCAGTAGGCACAATGTTAGCATCAGCTGTCGTAGTGACAGAACCCACACTGCCTGTTGCCGACACCCCTGTAACTGAAGTGCTAGCTTTTGCCTCAACTGTAGCGCTACCAACAGCGCCCGTTCCTGAAACTCCTGCAAGCGCAACATTAGCTTCTGCATCGGTTGTAACGGTGCCAACCGCAGATGTTCCTGAAACGCCTGTGACAGCGGTATTTGCTTCTGCATCGACTGTCGCTGTTCCAACAGCGCCGGTTCCTGCATTACCTGTGACAGGAAGGGTATTGTTTGTAACAAGCGATATGCTGCCAAGCGCACTTGTACCCGCGACCCCTGTAACAGTAGTATTTGCTTCTGCATCGACTGTTGGAATCGTAACGGCACCTGTGCCAGCAACTCCTGTAACCGATGCATTAGCTTCTGCATCAACTGTAACTGTACCAACGGCTCCGGTTGCAGAAACGCCTGTAACGTCGATAACGTCGGGCGTACCCCACGCATCTTCGCCCCAAGTGCCTCTACCCCATCCATTGATATTTGCCACACGCTAATTCCTAAGCAATGCGGATAATTGCGTTGCTAGCATCAGCTGTTGGAAACTGCACAGTAAAATCACCGGCTGTGCTTGTTTTATCTCCACCAAAATCAAGCGCACATACTGCTGGATCACCAGAGGCGCTGTCATTAAATATAAGCGCCCCTCGTGCAGTCAGTGTTGCATTTGAAAACGTCAAATCTGCAAAGTCTGTAAACGCTGTAGTTCCTGATGTAGTTGGATCTACACGAGTTAAAGATGCACCTTTAGCTGTATAGTTTGTTCCGCTAACTTCATTAGAGGTTGTATACGCAGTTGTGCTTGCGCCTAAGCTTGCAGAGCTTGTATACAAAGCAAGATTAAATGTGCTGCCACCTGTATTTTTAAAATTATGGACTGCCTCCATAAGTTCTTTTTTAAAACTGGTACACATAGCTGTCGTAATAGCCATTATAGCCTCCTAATTATTTCAGCCATTTCGCTTTGGCCTTGTTTTTCAAGTTCACCACACAACGTAGTTCTGTCGCTTTTTAAAGCTTCCTTCATGTAATACGTTACACAGTTTAACACACTCTGTTTAAACGCTTCTGCTTGTTGAGCAATAACAGGGTGCGACTCATTGCCAACGCTGACAATCCGGTTTGTAGCTGTTTCAGCCCAAAACTCTACGTCATGGCCTTTGTTTGAAGTTGTTACTACATCAAACGCACCTACACTTAGTTCAATAGATGATGACATTATTTAGTGCTAATACTTGCCTGACCAGTTCGATAGGCATCCGTTCTATTATATCCTTCGCCTTCTTTTTTCAGCTGGCCAACAGCAATCTCAAACTGCTGTTGATATTGTTGAGTAATGTCTGGCTCGCCCTTCATAAATATATATGCCTGAACAAGACTGCCATAAAGCAGCGCATTAGTTGCGTTATCGCCCAACCAGCTAGTACCGCTTGAAGCATCAACTATTGACTGTGGAAGGTATGAGTAATGCAGTTCTGCCGTATAATTGCCATTTGGTGTTGGCGCAACCATAAAAGTTTCATCATCAAAAATTGAATAATACTTTGGTACGCCCGTTGATGAGCTATCTGGATAAGCTTCTCTAATAAAGTTAACGTCTTTAAATATCAAAAACTCATACCCAGAGTTATTAATCGCTAACGAATATGGGTACAAAAAATCACTAGGCGTAGCTAGATACTGATTGCTCTGTGTTAATGTCCCCGTCACATTCTTTCTAAAGTCTGGTAACTGAATAGATCGAAGTAACTGCTCTTCAGTTGTCTTAATAAATACAGGTATGTTTGAGGCAAAGGTTGTTTCTGTATTCTCTGTATAGTCTTTAATTGCCTGAGTAAGAGTTGTATATGTCCAAGCCATTAGCCTATTACCACCTTAACTGTTCCAACTTCTCCGGTAATATCCAAGCCTACTGTCCTAGAGCCAAGCGGTGTAACTCCACCGCCCACAGGGTCAAATGAACCGAGCCTTCTGCTAGCATTAATTGCATTATCTGGCCGTGGATTTCTTAACGCCTGTGGATCAGACATATTCATGCGACCAAGTTCATACTGAGGGTTGTCTTTATCTAAAACGTCATACCCAACTCTAAAGCCCGTATCTCTGCCATCACGAATTAATGGCACCAGATCTCTCAACTTATATCGAAAGCCTGTTACATCACAAAACCCAAACGCATGTTTGCCTCTAGCATATATACTCAATGTCTATACCCTCCGGGCACAAAATATAATGATGATTTTTCTCTATCTGCATCAGCAGCTAGTCGCCATTCATCTTCATATATTTGTTTTAGCAAGGGGATTCTTTGGGCAAGCTCTGGTTTTTTAAGGCTTATTTGATAAGCAAGCCCTGCAACCAAGCATGGAAGGTATCTTGATGGTACCTCTGGATTTGATGCGCCAGTAGAACCAGCATCCGCTATTCGCTCCATATAATAATATGTAAGAACATATGGCTCTGTTGAATCTGGTACAGGCCATAAGTTAATAGCAATGCCGGTATCTATTTTTTCAAGCCAATACTGCAATGGCTTTGAGCTAGTCAACTTATTTGTAAGATGCGAATACTGCTTAACCGAAATGCGTGTAAGCATTTGATCAACTTGCGTTGATACATTGCCTGAGTTTGTGCGTATAAACGCCTCAACAATATCAAGTATTTTTCCATCTAAAGCGTATCGTGAAGTTCCAGCAGTAAGCGACTGCGTCCCCTCTTTTATCGTCCACAAATTAAGCCCACGATTCTGCCACTCCAGAAACATGAGATTAAGACTACGCCGAGCAGTACGATAATCGTACCCGCTTTTTAACTCTGACCCCGCTCGCTCAAAAGCTTCCTCTATCGCGTCTCCGAGGTCTAAGTTAAATGTATAAGTTGACATTCACCGCTACTTCTTTTTAACGGCTTTTCTAACAGACTTACCAGACTTCATACCTGTAGGGCGCTTTTTCATAACGCCTTTCTTAGCCATGCCGCCACCGCCCATCTTCTTAGGACGCTTCTTCATAACGCCCTTCTTTTTCATTCCAGCCATTTTGAACCTCCTGTAGGTCTTGATAAAACTTTTCTCTCAAACGAAACACATGACTAGGCTCACCAGATCCAAAAGTATACGAATAGTAATCTGTCTTTTTTAACTTATTCGCTGACTCCTGTAAGTGGTCTAGCCTTTGTATGTACATCATCGCATAGTCACAATCGTTGTGCTGCACAAACTCATCGTCGCCAGCCTCTTGATTGCCTTCATCCTCTGGGTGCGATGACATAACCCAAAGGTTCAAATCATTATAAGCTCCATGCGCAATAGAGTAGTTAATTGCCTCTACACGTTGATGAAACATATAAGGATCTTCTTCATAATCCAAATCTACAACTATTGTAAGATCGTATTCATCATCAAAACTTTCTAGTATTTGATAAACGACATCAAAACTTTTACTGCGTTTAAACGCTATATCGACCTTATTATCAGCCCACGCTTTCTTTGCATATGGGCATCCTGATAAACCATTAAGCTCTTTTATTGGCGCTTCTAGTGTAACCCTAGACCAATCTCGGATTTCTTTTCTAATAGAATCCTCTTGGTTGTTGTTAAGGCTTTCTAGCTGCGCCATATCCACGCCGTTCCATTTGACGCACAGAGCCTTTACGGGGTTCTGTATGGTACTTAACAATGCCGCCTTCTTTCATTTTGCCAATGCCATCAGCAGCAAACTCAGGAACCATTTTGCCGTCTTTTTCGACCATCGGCATTTTACTTTTTTTCATCCAACCACCCTCATTTCCCTGCAAAGACCTTTAGCCATAGACTTTAAAGACTCTACAGGTGTATTTAAGAACTGCTCCAATGACATCTTATGAGCAAGCGGAATTGTAGAATATGTCTCAAAAACAACATTACGTTGATCTTGATCAAGCGACATTCTGATTCGCACCGAATCATTTGGGTCTGTAAACGCATGAAAACATTCAAGAATCTTTTGATCAAACTGATTCATAAAGCCTATCCGTAGTGCTTAATAACGCTCATGCAAATGCTATAAACATCATTATTAGAATGACCAACTGTAGTAAACATAATATCACCAGTAACTCCGCTACCAGCGTTATTTGGAATGCCACTAAATTCGCCAAAATCTAATGTATCTGAGTAATCTGCATTCAACTGCCATGCTAAAACATCAGTGCTTGCATCAAAAAATATCTTTACACCCATACCAACAGTGGTATACCAAATCTTTTCAATAGTGACTTTAGCGCAAGATGCGCCGGTCATAGGGTCAGCGCTAAGCGCAGATACATCAATTTTTTTCACTGCTGCTTCACCAGTGCCATCGCTGACATTGGTAAACCTAAAAATTGCTTTTCTAGGGCCGTCTTGGATTGTTTGTGAAGCTACTGCATCAGCCATATTTTTCTCCTAACAAAGGGGCGTAAACCGCCCCATGCGTTATAAAAGGTTACTGATCGGCAAATGCAGGTGCAGTGGTACTCGTAACATTTCCAAAGATCTGGTAGTTAGTTGTATCCAGACCCAAGATAGTTATATCGAATCCAGCAGGAACATTTAGTTGAATGCTGCTATTAGAGTTACCATCAGAAAATACGCTGCTTACCTCATTGCCATCAGTGTCTAAAAAGGTAACGCCGCCAATATAAAAATTGCTATTTCCGGGCGTAATAATTAGCGCATCTGTTGCATCTGCCGCACCGCCAGCGTAAACAAAACGGTAAAAAATACCCGCAGTAGGGGCTGGCAAAACGTAGGTGCTATCTTGGCTATTGTTACCAACAAGATTAATGCGACCTGCATTTGTAGCAGCAGTAAGAGTAGTTGATGCAGCATCAGCAAGTGATACAGGAGCTACCTGCATACCAGAGCCATCAAGCGTAAAGGACGTTGTAATTGCGCCAGTGCTGCTATTTTTTGAAACGACTGCAAAGCCGTTCTCCGAGCGGACTGAACCGTTGAAGGTTGTATTAGCCATGTAGTTCTCCTGTCTTGGCTAGTGTCTAATGTTTCACGTGAAACAATTAGTCAGGATAAAAAAAAGGACTACCCAAGTATAACCTGAGTAGTCCTTAAAAGCTCTAGCTAGAGCCGGGTGATCCGAAAATTCCAAGCGGATCAGAAACACCGAAACTGTAGCGTTCACGCGCTTTATAGCGCACGTTGCCAGTATCGAAGTCGCCGTCCATAGAATTTTCTAAAGCTGCCCGTTCAAAGTGCTTCATGCCATTTGGAACGTCAGTAATCAAGAACCACGCATTTGTATCTGTGAGGTAGTGATTTACTGAGTAGCCTTCTGGAATGCTGCCATTTGTATAGATAGCGTTCAGATCATTGTCTGCCGTACCAACGCGACCTTCAGTCTGAAGGATGCGAGTTGCGGTAAACATTAACGCAGGTGGAACAATCAACTTGCGAGGACGGGCTGCAATCAGCAATCCACGCTCGTCAGTCCATCCTGCAATAGCAATGATAGCTGCCTCTAAAGAAGTTTCGTTCAAGTCAGCTGCCGTCGCAGGACGGTTGCTGTTCTTGCCACCACTCACAAGAGGGTGTCCATCACCACCAGTAACGCCATCGCCAGAAGCGGTAAACAAGTTTACGCCGTCACCCGATTGGAATGAGTTTGTAAAACCATTGTTTAATGGCTGTGCAGCTTTAACCTGCTTGGTGTATGCCATAGCTCGTGCTAACGCCTTGGTGTAGCGAGCAGAAAGAGAATCGTAAAGATTATCTTCCATCGCTTCCTCGGTGATCGCAAAACCCATAGCCACTGTCTCGTGATTAAAGCGAGCAGTAAAAGACTCTTGTGCAGCATCATATGTAATGCTTTCACCTTCGCCTTTTGTTGGTGCTGCGCCAAAACCACTTAGCTTGACTTCTTCCTCAAACGAACGATCAGAAGATTCTGTATCGTAAATTTGAGTATGTTCGTCTTCGTACTTTGTGTACTCCAAACCGAAAAGAGCATTAAGCCCCGGTAGGAGTTCTTTAAGCATTTGCGCTCTTGAAATTGCCATTGCTTAATTCTCCTTAAACGCCGGTTGTGTTTCTGTACGCATGACCAACATTAAAAATGAAGAGTGCGTCCGTGAATGCATCACCAATAGTACTATTGGGGCCATCGTAAAAATCATAGATTCGCAATGGCAGTGTATTGGTAGTTGCAGTTGAATCGGCATCAACAGCATTTTTGCTGTTACCGATAGCGGTTGTTCCAGCAGTTTGGATAACATCAAAGTTAGAACCAAGTGCTGTTTGAGCAATAGCGCCATCAGCTTGCATTAAGAAAACCACATCAGGATCTGTTAATACATATGCCATAGCATCTGTTGCGACAGTTGACGCTGGCCAATACTGGCTAAAAGTCATCTGCTTAGTGGTGGGGTCTGTATATTTACAGCCCATAAAAATGCCAATAGTGGTAAGCGTAGCAGTGCCTGTATCTTTTTCGATAGTACCTGCGGCAACCATTTTGACAAAATCGCCGTTAAATATAGATGTACCATATTCAGAAGCGATGCTTAGGTGTTGAACCTTTCCGTTGAAAGATCCACTAGCACTTGTAGTGCTAACTGGTCTTGCCCCATGGGGCGCGGCTGAAGTAGCCATAACTGAGTTCTCCTAACAAATAAAAATAAGTTGTTATTTACCAAAACTACTTACACGAGTCTTTCGATCAGGTCGGAGCATAGGCATCCGTGGATCGTTTTCTCGCATGTAAGATTGGTCAACACTTTCCATTTGTTGCGCTGCAACTCCCTCGTAATGACGCTGGCGCGAATCCGCAACTTCCTGCGGAGCCTTACACAATAACTGACCGCCAATCTCGACGCATCCGGGGAACTGAGAGTTATGATCAGGCATAACTTCTAGCTCTGGGTGGTCTTCAAGCTTCACTGGCTCCCATCCTTCTCTAAAACGCATAGATACATTAGTTGCATCTGATTGCCCTACCATAGATGTACGAATCCATCTAAATGCCCATCCCGGTTGTGGGATTGGATCTGGTAGCAGATTGGGTGGTGTCCACTGCTGCTCTCTAGCTGTGTTATCTCTCGACTCCAATTCTCTTGGTTCTCTTGTTTCGCTCATTACGACATCCTCTGTTTCTGGGCAGCATACTGCTGCGGGGTAATTCCTAGTTTCTTGATAAGCTGGATTTCCGAGCTACTCAATTTAACCTGTGTTTTCTTACCACCACTTCGTTGCGCTGGTGCAACTGGCGAAGATGATGTCCTTGTTTGAGAGGTAGCACCTTCATCTTTTGCTTCTATACCAAAGGCTGAAGGAAATGAATCTCTCAACGCCTTGTCAATAGCTGCAAAATACTCAGGGGAGTTTCTTTCGACACCCCTTTTTACTAACATCTCGTCAAGCCCATAAGCAAATCCTGTGACTGCTTCGTTTCCGGGCGCTCCAAACCAAGTGTTTTGCCCCAGCCATCCCTGCAATCGCGGGTCAAGCTGTTGCTGTTGCGGTGGCTGTCCCACCGTATTAGCAGGGGGTTGCTGTTGCCCCTGCACCTGTGGCTGCATTTGAGGCTGATAGTTCTGTATATAAGCTCTATCCGCCTGTATTTGCGCAAGCTGCTCTTGCGCCTCAACCATAGTATCTGTATCGCCCTCTTCGTGGGCTTGCTTGTACTTTTGCTTCGCCGCCGCTAATTCAGCTTCGGTTCGGTTCTGTACACTCTGAAGCAATGCTTGCTCGCTCTGGCCTACAAGTCCTTGTAAGCGCTGAACCTCTGATTGGGTTCCTTGTGCAAACTGCACAGCTTCATCTCTTAATCTTTGCGCAGCTTCTTTTTCTCTGCGCTGTTGATGATACTCATATTTTAGTCTGTTTAAACGCTTTTTAACACGCTCATCTTGAACGTCAATCTCTTCATCAATGTTAAAAGGTTCAACATCTGTTCTGACAGGGCGACGATCCTCTTCTGGAGTATCGTCTACCTCAATAATTTCAATATCATCGGGTTCCGGTAATGCTACTTCTTCAGACACGGCTTATACCTCTTGGATCATCTACTACGGCTTCGGGTGTATCATCGTTAATCAAACGGAATTCTTTGCCATGAATCTTTATTCTGGTTCCGCTATACGCCCTCATTAAGATAAAGTCTCCCTCTTTGCACCAAGGCCCGTTGGGAAATCGCTTTTTATCTTTATAACAGTCCGGCCCCATCGCAATAACAAACCCCACCATCGAAGCGGTTTCTTCGATTTCTAGCGTTGTCCTTGCCTTAATAATGCCGCCTTCTGTTTTTTCCTCTATCTCCGGTAGTCCAATAAGGATGTGGTATCCAGTAGGCACTGGAAGTTGACTAGCTTTTTCTGTATCTGCTTTGTCTTCTTCAGCGCCAATGGACGTTAAGTCCACTTCTGCTGCTGTCATATTTTCGCTCTCTGCAACACTTAAAGGGAAGTGTAGTACCCGCGCATCCTGATGATGCTAAATTTCTGTAAAGGTCTTGTCTGCTACTTCTCGTATTTCTCTAGCAGCCATTTGTAACCCTTCAAGCTGCCCTCTATACAATTTATAGTCTTCAATAGACTCAACTGATCCTGCAATCAGCTTTTCTTTACAATGCGACTCAAGGTCGTTTAAACGCGACAATATCAAATCAATGAACTGAGGGTCAATAAAATCACCCATTGCGTTTTGGATTCATAATCTGATCTGCAAGCTTGCGACCTATTTCAGCGCCTTTGCTTTTTTCTACAAGATTAGCTCGCTCAATTGCAGCATCTCGATCATTAGTTTTATCAACAATTCTTGCGCCTAGCTCTGCGCCAGCAATCTTAGCTTTTGCATCAAGCTCCGCTTGAGTAATTCTTTCTTCACTGTTGATCTTCATCTGAAGCTCGTTCATATCTTGTTCAAGCTTCATTCGCTCTAATTGATCTCTCATCTCTGCCTTACGAGCATCAAGCGCCAGTTTTTCTTGCGCTGTTGCTACTCGCTGCGCATCTGATTGCGCTTTAGCCATAGCTGTTTGTTCTTCGATTTGAAGTTCTTTTTGCTTCAACTGCAAGATTGGATCATTTGCTTGTGCTTGCTGTTGTGCTTGCTGGGCCTCTGCCTGATCCTTTTGCAACAACTGCTCTGCTGCTTGCGCAACAAGTGATGACAGCTTGGACTCAATCTCAGGCGGCAGCTCTGTTTCTGTTGAAGGAAGATCCAAACCAAGTTCCTTTTGTATCTCCACTCTGTATTGGAACGCCAAGTGTTCTGCGATATGTGCAGATACTGCTGCTTGAATTGCCTGTTGATTGGGCGCTTGCGCCATAAGCTCCAAAAGTTTTGGATCTTGCATCGCAGCCATATGCGTCTTGATATGCGCTTCGTGGTCTTGATAAGCAAACGCCTTCACTGGCTCTCCGTTTATAAAATCCATGTTTTCTGTAACAGGGTCTTTAGGAGCAAAGTCATCTGTATCTGGAACAAGTGTTTCTGGATCTCTAATACCTAGCGCTTCTAGCATTTGCCGATGCAATGCCGGTAAGTCGTAAAGCTGAGGCGATTGCTGAGACAGCTGCAACGCAGCCTGATACTGCATAATACGCTGAGACATAGTTGCAGCATTTGGATTTGCCACAGGCACCACATCTATCTGGTCATTAAAGTCTTTTTGAATATCCTGCTTTTCACCATATGGCTGATATGGATACTCACTCGGCCCAAAGTCTTTAACGATATTAGTTACAAGCCTAAGCTCATTTTTCATAGATGCATGAAGTCTTGCCTGTATTGCAGACATTACTTTCATGTTCCGCTCTATCAATGCAAGCGTAGTACCCACAGGAGCTTGGCTATTCATGTCTGACGCCTTTACATCAGCCATTGATGCAAAACGTCGAGCTTCTTCTACAAGGTTCCCAAGAAGGTTATAGAGCGTTGTGCTTGGTTCTTTGTATGGCAAAAACGAAATGTTTTCTTTTATTGTTCCGCCGGGAACATCTACATCACGAAACTCTCCGGGCATAATTGGAGTATCATCTGCGGTAATACGCATACCCCTTGTCTTCAAACCGCCGGGAAGGTTTGCCAAAGTACCAGCGTCAACCAGCTGACGTAGTATTGAGGTTGAGGATTTAACTAACCCACCAATCAAATGCACTAAACCTAATCCATAAAAGCCTAAGCCCGGAATATATTCATAGTGTACAAAGTGATCACGCTTACGCTTGAGCGGATCATCTTCATAGTAGTTTCGGCGAATAGATAAAATTGCAGCAGAGTCTTTGTCTACAGTCACAACATAAGGAATAGCAATGCCTGTAGGCTCGCCATCCTTCATGTCCTCAAAGCCCTCAAGATCAAGCTCTACTTGAATCTCTAGCAATGTATATACAGTTTCTCCAAATAAATAATTAGATCCACCTGATGGAGAATAACTTTCTCCTGTCAATTCACTGTATTTTTCTTTTACTTGGTCAACCTGAGAATCGCCGCCTTTAAGCTCTACATCTCTGTAAAACCCTGCAACTTGCAGCTTGCGAACATCATTACCCGTCTTGCGCATCCTATGTGTCATACGAGTCAATGACTTCAAGTCTGTTGCCCCGTTAAAAACAACAAGGTCTTCTGCTGGAACAAACATTGAGCACGGTCTGCCCATGGTTACATCGTAATAAACTTTCTTGAATGCGCTACCAGCCAAAGGTAAAGAAAACAACATCCGCTCTGTTTCAGGACGAAACTCTGTCATTTCCTCAGTAAGCAAGTAGTTCAAATAGTTTTGTATACGATTTGCTTGCTTGTATACCTCATCATCCGCCTCGCCAACTATCTTCGTTCTTGCTGGGCCTTGCGCTGGAAACAGCTCCCCAATTGCCTGAGACTGAAATCTAATAACTGACTCGGCTAGCAAGGGGTGGTGTACGCCACAAGCTCCGGGCCATGGCTCAGTACGCTCTTCAATTTTTAAACCAAGAAGATCAAGACCTTCGACGTAGGTGTCTTCCCAATCTCTTCTGGATGCAAGGTCATCTTCAAATGCTGAAACAAGCTCTGAACCGAGCATGTCAAGATCCATATCGTCCATAAACTCAGCTAGGTTTGCATCAAACGGTGCGTCATCTACTTCAGGCTTTGGATCAAAATCAATGATCATTCCACCATCTTCAGTCTCAATTGCAACTGAGTCAGGGTTTTCTATTTCAACAACCATTGCTGGCTGCGAAGCTTCTAATCTTCCAGCCATATCGGCCATTTCTAAAGCGTCTAGTGACTTATCTACAGCCATAGTGTTTCCCTCATCGCGGCGAGTTTAAACGCCCTAGTAATAGTTAGCAATTCGCCGTGGCTGGCTTTCTTCATAATCATCGTGATCAAGTGCAATAAAGCCGCCTTGCCTAAATCTAAGTAACGCTTGTGTTGATGAGTCAACCAAGTCATCGTGATCGCCAATAGGAAATGAGGCAAACTCTTCAATCACTTCCTCGGCCCATCTTTTCGGTGGTGCCCAAACAATGCCTGACGCAAAAAAATCTGCAACAGCGTTTACACGGGACACCTTATCATTGCCACGAGAAGGAGTGTACTCCTGTACGCTAATCCCCACAGCCCTTAATTCATAGATCAACGGCGCACCTGCGGCCTTTGCTTCTACGATAAATGCATCAGGTTGCCAATCCACATACATCTCATAAGCTCGTTTCTTGAGCGTAGGAAACTCCATGCGCTCTTTTAAGGCATCTAATAGGATTATGTTGGGTGCAAGCATCCCTTCGTCATTCTCTTTGTAAAACACGCCCCATGTTGTACAGGCAGAATAGTCAGCCCGTTCATGTTTCATAAACGCTGTATCCCAAGACTGAATCACAAACGACACATCAGGCGGATCACGCTCCTCCCAAACTTGCCACCAATCTCTTTTAATGATTGCAGACTCTTCAGATGTAGGCTGTTGCTGGTACTGCGCCTCCCATTTGGATATAGGCAGTTCAGCCTTGAGCTTTTCTAATTCATCAATCGGCCAGTATTCAGGCCACAACGAACTACCTGACGGCAGTATTGCGGGTAACTCAATCACCTCCCAATCATCAGATCCATCTCGCTGCATAGAATCTCTTGTGATTTGCCCACACAAATCCTTCTGACTCCAGCGAGTCATCACAATAATGATTGCGCCTCCGGGCTGAAGACGCTGACGAGGGCCAGAACTAAACCACTCATAGGTAGAATCAAATACCTTTGGATCAGCTTGCTGCCCCTGTTGTTCTGAGTGCGGGTCATCTATAATAAGCAAATCAGCACCACGACCAGTTACCGCACCACCAACACCCACAGAGAAATACTCACCACCACCTGATACATCAAAGCGACCAGCAGCCTTTGAGTCAGCAGTAAGTGATGTTTCGGGAAAGACATCCTTAAACTCTTCACTACCAATCAGGTTTCTAACCATTCTACCAAAGCGAATAGCAAGCTCGGCGGTGTGAGAAGCCATAATAATTTTCTTCTCAGGCATCTTGCCCATAATCCAAGCTGGCAATAACCAAGAGGTAAGCTGAGACTTACCCATACGAGGGGGCATGTTAATCATAAGCCTCTTACACTCCCCACTAGCAACACGTTCAAACGCCCTTGCCATCTTTCTGTGGTGCCCACCTTCCATAAACGCTGGCCATACAGAAGAACAAAAAGAAAGAAAGTCTTCCTGCGCCCTCTCTCTACGAACAGACTTCTCCAACGCCTCCATCAAATCCATTACTTGAATACGATCAGCCGAAGAAAGCGTTGACATCCTTTCAGGCGTCAACATTTGTTTTACACTATCAAGCTGCTCAGTAATTGAGGTTGACATATCGCACTAATCCTTTACAGAAATGTAAATTTTTTTTGCAAAATTTTTGTAGACATATAAATGTAAACTTCATTTGCGATTTAAGGGGGTGGGGTCATTCGGAAAATGGGGTGCCTGACTGTGTATATTTGTATATACGGGTAGGTATGGGACTCCTGCGCTGTGTGCGCGGGGTGGGGGTGCGCTGGGGCGTGTAAACGCGCTACGAGCGGGACTCCTGTGCGCATTATGCGAGCGCTAGTCCGGCGCATCGAGCGCATCGGGTGCGCCACGCGATAGCAATCCGTTTAAACGCTCCAAGATCACCGTAGGTGAATCCATATCGGCCTTGGCGACCACCTGTTGCTCGACATACAGACGCGATGCCTTGCCACGATGGTGCTCGGCCTGTATAGCAGAGCTATATTGCCCAGCATCACGCGCATCATCACGCAAAGCAGCCAGCGTATCGAGGTGCTCCCGTAGGGATACGGCCCGATCCTCGGCCAATTCAGCGCCACGCTGATTAATTAAGTCTACGACTTCAGGCTTTTTAACCAACTCACTCCCCTTTTTGTCTGGATTACTGGCGTAGCCAGCCATACGCGCACTCTGCGCTTGTGTGCGGCCTTCGGCCACATACCTAGCGAATAGGCGTTCTTTCACGCTGACCTGCTTACCCATGCATAACCCGTAGAGCGTTTAAACTGCGAAAGTTACCCGTAGGGTAATAAACTTAGTTACGAAATAAAAGTTGACAGTTTAAACGGAATCTGGGCATAGTGATTGGCATCGACGGATTGGGCAGCCCATCTGGCCCAGCTTACCGACGATCACTGAATGGGTGTAGGCCACCTCCGATCAGGTATCGGTGTTTCGATCTCACGGCGGATCGGAGCGAATCAAGCTGGCATTGTGTGCAAGGCAATGCTGCGAAGGCTTGGGCAAAGGATGTCGGGGCGTTGGAGTCACCTACTCCGACACGAAGTGTACCGCTGGGATAGCGGCAGCGACGTAGTCGGATAGGCCAAGAGCGTCGATAGAGTGAACCGACTAGGGGTGTTCGCAGATCGGTATGAGGCCCGTGATGCACCTGAAGAGTCGCCACAGAAAGCGACTTGGACTAGACGATAGATTCACTAATGTTTCTGTGTGAACAGAACAGAGAACACCCTGAGTGTTCTCGATTGTGTTCATAAAGTAATCGCAACAAAGGAGTACTGCTATGCAGTCATACAAGACACGAGAAGAATGGTTACAAGCTGCGCTTGTTATGTTGTTTGAGATGGTGTTTGCCAATGCTGGTATCTCACCCGACGCATGGCAATCCCGCCGCTACCGTGTGTCCTGCGGCTTCCCTATCGGGTATCGTGGATCCAAGAGCGGCAAGGTCGTGCTAGGTCAGGCATTCGACGCATCAATCAGTGCCGATGGCACTATGGAAGTGTTCATCAATCCACTTGTGGATGATGTCACCGAGGTGCTGCGTATCCTGACACATGAATTCATTCATGTTTGGGCTGGCATCGACTGTGGCCACAAGGGCGAGTTTGCCCGAATCGCTAGAGCCGTAGGCTTTACCGGCCCGATGACACAGACCCCAGCTTCCCCCGAGCTGCTTGAGCAGTTCAAAGAGATCGCTGAAATACTCGGAGAGTATCCCCACGCTGCAATCGACGCCAACCTTCGCAAGAAGCAAGGCACTCGTATGCTCAAGATCCACTGCAACGAATGCGGATTCACCGCACGAGCTTCGCTCAAGTGGCAATCGACCATCACCGCTGAGTCGCATTGTCCTTCCTGCCACCTCGCTGGATGCCTAGTCACAGACTAGGTTTCCACACTGTTTAAACGCAACAAAGGAGTACGAACTATGTTCGATCATTCTAACACAATCGAGCCACGCCGCCTAAACAAACTGACCGAAAGGTTGGAGCGTGTGACTAAGTCACATAACCTCGGCTGCGCCGTCGCAATTATCGCTGACGGCCTGTCTCGTGATGAGCGTTCCGCTCTGTCCCTGCTCTGCACCCTGTACCGCCTGTCCCCCCAGATGCCTGTCGAAGACAAGATCACCCTCTGGGCACATGGCCCTGATGGCGGCAAGGCAGCTACGCTGACCGGCGATGATCTGGATCGCATGGTGGCCCAAGTCACCGAGCGGCTTGAGTCTAAGATCGAAGATCTGGAGCGTCAGGTGGCGGCTACCCGTACTGTCCGACACGAGATCGTGATCGGTGATGAGATCGTAGATCTCGGTGATGTTCATGTTCACGAAGTGTTCGATGAGATCCTACCTACGGTAGCCGTTGGCGAGAACGTGTATGTGGCTGGCCCTGCTGGATCAGGCAAGACCACCATTGCGAAGCAAATCGCTGAAGCGCTTGGCCGAGACTTCTACTGCTACGGTGCCATCAAGTACGATCACGACGTAGTCGGTTACGTCAAGCCGGACGGTTCGTATTCACAAACCAACTTCTACAAGGCGTTTAAACATGGTGGCCTCGTCCTGATGGACGAAATGGACGCATCATCCAGCAATGCGCTGCTGGCCTTGAACGCTGCGCTGGCCAATGATTTTGCCAGCTTCCCTTTGGGGAACGATGGCGAGGGCGGCATGGTCGAAAAGCACCCCGACTTTGTCGTGATTGCTTCGGCCAACACCTTCGGTCACGGTGCATCTGCACAGTATGTGGGACGCAACCCCATGGACATGGCAACGCTTGATCGCTTCTGCAACGTAACCATGGGTTACGACGAGTCGCTAGAGCGAGCCATTGCTGGCAACGACACTTGGGTGGACTATGTCCAAGCTGTTCGCCACGCCGTGGAGCATCACAAAATGCGCTACATCGTAAGCCCAAGGGCTTCGGTCAAGGGTGCCAAGCTGCTAGCGGCTGGCGTGTCACCGCAGCGTGTGGCGGCACAGACGATTTGGAACAAAGGCTTCAGTGAAACTGACAAGCAGAAAATCATGGATGAAATCGAGGTCGGTATCATCGCTAACGTGGAGGCAGCGTAATGAGCATAGCAACGTACAACGCAACATGGGACGAGTGCATGGCAGATATGCACCGTGATCCGAACGAGGCATGGGGCGATGAGCCATCATCGGTCAGCGGCACCCACGAGTTCACCGGATCTAATTCCTTTGAGGAATCACAGCAGCTTGCGATCAGCGGTTGGGCAGAGGGGCGCGATGCCATGGACGCCGACGTTCAGTTTGCCAAGGCAAAGGAGGCATCGTTTAAACGACCTGAGTGGGAGTATGGCATGGCAGGTCAGCGAGTTTGTGTCCCCAGCTACGCTGCCGGAGCGCCAATGCACATGATGTTCATGGACGATGAGGACGCCAAGCCGCTACCGATTGTGCGAATCTACTGCGACATCGGCGCTGTGTGGTACACCAGTACTGAGGCGATGATCCGCAAGGGTGCCGCAGTGGTTGCACTGATCGACCAGATCGAACGGGCTGGGCAGCGTGTCGAGTTGATTGCTACGCAGATCAGCAAGACGCATCGCCAGTATGATGAGCAGCACATATTCATCACGGTCAAGCAACCCGACGAGCCGCTTGATCTTGATCGCATCAGCTTCGCTGTGGCACACCCCAGTATGCTACGCCGAGTGTGCTTCCGCATCATGGAGTTCACCTACGACAAGCCAGTATCTGGCTACGGCAGCGTCGAGGAGATGAAGGACATCCCAGAGGATGCCATGTACCTACCGCCCATGCTAGGAGACACAGGGTACGAGGACATGGACGCAGCGCTGGCCACGGTCAACGATGCATGGACTGAGAGCGCGGCCTACCAACAGGCCGCTTAGAAATAATGCTTGACAGGTGATGCTGTCTCGTATTACTACTGTAAACCATCGCAACAAAGGAGAGCCGCGATGACCTGAACCTAAGCCTTCCACCGTCAATCACCTCACATGAGTGACGGATCATGGGCATGGAGTCTGATGTGGGGTGCGCCTTGGGAAGTCCGACCAAGGGTAAGCGACAAGAGATGCGACCTCATGGGCCATATCAATAAGTCCCAGTAAAGCCTCGGCATTTTGTTTAAACGCAACGAAGGAGAAGCCAATGGCTATCAAGTCAGTTGACCACACAAGCGTGCAATCTAGTGACCGCGAAATCCAAGGATTCTTGGAGGCGAACCCCGACATCGCAGAGGCGATTGAGACTATGCTGCACAACGCTTTAGGTGCGAGAGGGTTTAACCCTGATTGGGTTACTTGGGAAGCGAGCTTCCTAGTGGCCTTCCAAGAAGAAACTTTTGAAGACGAGGAGTAACTATGTTAATCGAAAAGCAATCTCTTTTCTCAGGCAAGACCCACACCATGGATCTGCCTGTGACCCACGAGCAGATCGCTAAGTGGGAGGCTGGCGCATTCATACAGGATGTAATGCCTGAACTGTCCACCTCTGAGCGTGAGTTCTTGATCTCAGGAATGACCGACGAGGAGTGGACTGAGTGCTGGGGGGAGGAGGAGTAACCTCCTCTTTCCAATCTGTTTAAACGCAACGAAGGAACAAACATGAACAAGCCAAACGCAGCAATCGCACACTTCCTGCTCGGACTCGACGGGAAAGACGCCAACACGGAGAGCCGCGAGGGTAGCCTGTATCTACACGGCAACCTGATCGCTCAACGTGATGATGACAAGTCGGAGATCTGGATCTCCAACGCCGGATGGAAAACTCAACTAACGCAACGTCGTTTAAACGAACTGCTTCACAAGATGCGAGTCGCAGCGAAGATCGCAACTCGTGACGGGCAGCAGTACATAGATCATGTGGTGGATGGCAAGCTCAAGTCCACGCTACTCGTTGGATTCAACGAGGTTGCCCAGACCGCGCTGCGTCAACGATGGGGGCATTGATGAGCAATCTAAGACTCGCATTAACGACGGGCATCCTGTCCGTTGTCGGCGCACTGAACCTGTGGGTGGGGCTGTATCTGTGGGATACGGCACCCGACTACCTCATCAAACTGTGGGGTGGTGCGTGGCTCGTGCTGTTCGTCTGCGTGACGTTCACCATGAGCGCTTGCACCGTGGTGCTATTGGCATCCGCCAAAACTAAGGTTGACAAATGATTATCAATAGGTTACTATAGTAAACCATCGCAACAAAGGAGGTCGCATGACCGAGGAAAAGAAAGACCAGTGGATCATGGTTATGATCCGAAACAAACACATTCCAGATCGTGAATGGGGTATGGAGATTGCTTTTTCTGTTGACTCTCACGGAATCGAACAGGCAATGCGTGAGGCTCAAGAGTACATAGATGCTAAAGCGAAGCTCTTTACTAACTGCGAATTCAAAATGGAAGGGGGCGAATGGTGAGCGAGATATACACAGACAAAGACTTTGTCTTTGAGATCGTGCCAACGGTGCGGCAGAGTGATATGAAAATCTTTGCCCTAGTCAAGGACGTTGCGCCCCATGATTGGACGGATGAGCGAGTGATGGACAACGTCAAGGCTATGCAACGTGAGTACGACGAAACCACGACATACCTATCGCCAATGTTTCAAGTGCTACGTCGTGTCCTCTGGGACGAGCAGCATGGGTTTGGCGACAACGCACCAACCTACCTGTCAATCAAGCGCAATGACCGCGAGCCATTGTGTGATTGGCGAGCCAAGCAACGCATCAAGAACGCAGTGCTAAGCGACCAATGGGAGGCGGTGGAACTGTATCCGCAAGAGGATCGGCTGGTTGATACCAGCAATCAGTATCACTTGTTTGCATGGGAGGGGGTGTTCCCCATCTACCTGTTCAACACTCGTGAGGTGTGGAGCAAAGAAGAATCCGAAAATCGCAACCAACGACTCGGCATGAAAACTAAACAACGATAACGTTTAAACGCAACAAAGGAGAACCCAAAAATGCGTAATCACTACGGCTCTACGCCACAAGAACAAGCCCGATCAGAGGTCTTGGATATGCTAGAGGCACTAGCGAAAGCAGACGAAGATCGCAACCCTCATGTTGAGACTCCGTCTTTCAACACTGCGAAGCGCAAACACTTCGCCCGACTGTACTACAAGCTCGCTGACCAGTGGAACATCGAACCCGCTGGAACAGCGTTAGAAGTTTAAGGGGTAACGCATGATCGAACACTACCAACCACGGATAGACGAAATCCAAGAGAACCTAGCGCGTGATGACATTAGCAAGCGCGAGAAGATCCTGTGGGTTTTCAAGATCAGCAAACTCAGCGACAAGATCCTATCGGATTTTGATAAACAAGTTGGGTATGACCTACGATGGCCACGAGTCAAGGCACAAGTGGAATGGCTGGACAACTGGGAGCGAGCAGAGATGAGACTCCTCCTAGAAGAGGAGGGTGCGGCATGACCCCTAACTGGATAATCGACAGGCTTGAGCAAGGACTTCCCTTGGATGTGTACCAATACCTTGAGTGCTATCACGCCGACTTGCGCTACCAGTACGACGCTGGTGGCAGGAACTATGTGAACGACTGCTCTAGCGGTACGCCTTACTTCGACAGCGAGGACGAGGCCAAGGCATACATCGACAATCTGGCTGCTGTGATACAGCAAGGCAGAGCAGCCGCATGATCTTCAAGCGCAACAGGATGTTGTGGATTGAGGTTGAGCCAGCGAACGAAGACGATGTCATCGACCTATCGAAGATGTCCGAGCTTGTTGAGTCAGCCTTGAGAGATGAGGGTGTTACGAAAAGTAAACTCACCAAAGTGGTGATCGAAGTTTCATATGAGAAGGAGACAGGCAATGGTCACGATAGACCTAAGTGGACAAGACGGTAACGCATTCGCGTTGATGGGTCACGCCAAAAACTTTGCAAAGCAAATGGGATTGGATGGCAAAGAGATCGTTTACGAAATGCAACAGGGCGACTACGAGTACCTTGTCGATGTGTTTAAACAGTACTTCGATGAGGTGGTAGAAGTTGTCGAAACTGAAAACGAGGTGTAGCCATGCAAACATTCGACGTAATCGCAGACCACATGACACAGTCAGGCAAGACAATGGAGGTCGCGTATCAGTTCGATGCGCGATCTTTAGAACACCTACTCGTGTTGTGTAAAGAACATGGATTGTTTGGTGACAACCTCAAGAGGGTAGAGCAGCACGTTGTTGGGGAATTGCCGGACATAATACCATGGCAGTGAACGAGAACGGCTTGCGTCAGATACGCGAGGTGCTGATCCGCTACAGCCAGTACGGGTCAGCATACGAGGTGTTCGATAAGCATGACATAGGGCTGCGTAAATTCGCAGAGGAGGCCGAGAGTGAGATGCGAACGGGGCGTGTACCATCCATCGCATTCAAGGCGTATGAAACGAAGTCGGGCCAAGAGGAACGACATTCGTTATCGAAAGATGGGTTTGATAACTAGCAACAAGGAGATGTGCATGAATATGCAGAGACAGAAGAAGATTGTCGATGAGACGATGGAGATTTGCAGAGGGTTTATCCGCAAGACAGAGCAGCAAAGCATGGATGTGTTTAAACATGCTGGATCTCATAGCGAACTCGATGTGATGTTTGCTCGCATGGTGATGATCGTTCACGATCAGTTGATGGAGATAGATCTTTCGGATTCATATAGTTCAGTGCAAAACAATCTGCTGCTGCAATGCCTACACGTTATCCGCAGGGCACACGCCAGAGCGCTGGAGGGTTTGATCGAACACGAACGTATCCTCGCAGCCAAGGAGGCATTGACCAGTGCGAAGCATTAACTGGCACGTTGTGGCGAGGGGTGCGACCATGATCCTAGCGGCCATGGCGTACCTCTGGATCAGCGAACAGGACTTCGTAGAGCAATGCACAAGCGATCCCGTTTGTGCGTCCAAACATATTCGTAAGTAGGTAACACATGAAGATTTCAGAACTCAGAAAAATCGCCAGCGATATGGGCGATAAGAAAATCGTGGGCATGATCAAGAAAGAAGTGACCAAGGCTCGCAAGGATGATGGCATGGTAGCTATCTGTGACATGGTAGATGGGCTGCTTGCAGCCATAGATGAGAAGAAAAAGGAGAGTGCCAGTGAGTAATGTTTACAACATGAGCGGCGAGAAGGTTGATGTGGGCGAGGATGTAGGCATGGATCGCACTGTGCGCATTCAACTACAAGAGCCGTCGCAAAACGTCTTGGTCGGAGTTAAGAACTTTGCCATGACTCTCAACGCCGAGGAACAACTGCTTAATGCGATGACTCCAGATCGTTTAAACGAATGGGTTGAGTCAACACTCCGCCGATTCAACGGATTGGATTGGGGTGTCATCTGCGATGAAGACAAGGAAACAAACCTAGCCAGCGTCAAGCGTGGCGGCATGGTGATGGGTCAGTACCCATACAACGACGCCAAAGATCTGGTGTGGCTGATCTTGGATGCAGGGCACGAGACTCTGACTGTTCTAATGCCGGAGGACTACTGATGTCTGGCGTACCATGGATCGCCGCTGCCGTACATCTAAGGCGCAACGGGAGTACGCTCAAGCAGATCGCAGAGGAGATCAGCGTACCCCTAAGCACCATGCGGCCATACCTTTTGAGCGCAATGACAGAGGAGGAGTACCTGTCTTTGAAGAAGCCAACGCGCAACTCCGAACGGGCTGACCGCATAAGGTTGGCCATACGGGAGGGCGAGCGTAGTATGGCAAGCATCGCAGAAGACGAAGGCGTTAGCCGTCAGTATGTTTACTCGGTCAAGTGGAAACTTGAAGGCGCAGTGGATAAAGCAATCAAGGATCTAGGTGACAAGGATTATGTCGATGACAAGGTCGGCATCCTTCAATCCCAAGATGAGCGCAACAAGGCCATCGAGGAAATCGAAAGAATGCTTGACGTTTAAACGCTACCTAATCGCCGCAGGTGTCTACGCACCACATTGTAGACACTTGACGGCGCAATCTTAATCGCTCGCGCAATCTCTGCCTGAGTCACGCCTTCGCTGTAAAGCCTTGCCACTCTCTCGACTTCTTCTTCCGTCAAAGGCTTGCGCTTTTCGTAAACCTTTGGTTTCTCAAACAACCTGTGCGCATCATCCTGTGCGCGTATCGCTTTCAAAAACTTTGCGCTCATCCCGATAACCCCCCTGTTGGTGTCCGATAACTACCGTCAACGTAGTTGTATTTGAGATCGACTGTCCCCACCCTACCGCTCTGCTTGAATCTTATCTTCTTCACATGCACTCGGATGTCATCCGATCCCTCCGTGAAATCCCTCTCCACAATTAGAATGTTATCTGCCTTGTTGTAAAAGTTTGCTGATCCAGCTATGTCATATGGCTCTGGAACAGGGAACGTCCCATCCTGATTCCTTCTCAGCTTCGCTGGATGGGCAACCAGAAATATCGCGCACTCGTTTGCTGCTGCCCAACGCTTGAGCGAGGCTAGCATCTGCGACACATACTCCGTTTCCGTCCACCCGCTAGGGCGACGGTGTTCAAACTCGTTGTACGGATCAAGGATCAGGCCGCGCACGTTTGGGTATCGCTGCACACACGCGGTTGCATTCTCCAAACACCACTCCACAGTAGGCGCTTCGTCTTCGGATCTGATCCAGTAGTAGTGCTTGCCAATAAAACTAACCGCCTCTGACCACTCGTTGTGGTTCATCTTCTCTCCGCTACGCACATCCCATGCTGGCTTTCCGACAAATTTAGCTGCCAACTTGTTGATGTGTTCGTCAACTGGGTTCTCAAACGAGCAAACTGCAAACCTCCAATCCTCCATTGCCGCAAGGTTTAAACAGATTTGATCTAGGAATTCTGACTTACCAACTCCCGGCGCTCCGCTGATAATGTTTAGCTCGCCAGCCCTCACCCGATAGTTCAGATCCAGTGCGGCAATACCTGTGCTAACACCAGTTTTCACATCGCCATTCAGCAATGCAAAAGCATCGTTCACATATGAGCGTGTCTCATGCAACGCTTTTAACGGCCATGGTTCTGCGCCATCCACAAACTCCTTGAACTTGTCCGCGCCGTAGCCGACGAGCATATCGTTTGGGTCTTTGCAGCCCTCTGGCCAATCAACCCGCCAACATCTATGCCTACCCAACCTACGCGCAAGCTCATTGCGCATTGCGATACCAACGGAATCCCCATCCGTGAGCAAAACAATCCTCTTGAACTGCTTTAACTCCTCTTCCAGATCCTCCACCCACAACAGCTTCTTGTCACTCGCACCGTCAGGTACGCTGATGACGTTGCTGTATCCCACCTCCATGCATGTTAATGCATCTACCTCACCTTCGGTGATAATCAATTGGTCGTTGCTTGGCTCAATCAGGTTCCACAGATAGGGGAGCCTCGCTCCATTCTTGATCTGGCTGAACTCCTTTTGATTGCTTCGGAACTTGACGTTGATGATCTTGCCACCGCAATCCCTATGCACAAACGCAATAGCTCGCTTGCTCTCTCCGTTCATGTACGCGCTACCTGTCTCTACTCCAGCCATCTCGACAACCTTGCGAGAGATACCTCGGTCACTGAACCATTTGATCACGCCCTCGCTAGGCTTTTCCAAATCAGGTATGACCGGCGGCTCCTTTGGCTTGACCACTTCAGGCCGCTTGCTCCGTTTAAACGGGCTACTATTCATGCTGTTTCTCCAAACATTTCCTGTCCAATCGCAGTGATGGCAACGCCATTGCGCCCCCTCACCGTCAATAGAAATTGACAGACAATGCTCATGTTTGTTTTTTGTGCGGGTGCTACTGCACTTGGGGCAAAGTATTTTTGATTGCCCCTCAGACAGCGCATTGATGGCGAAGCCTTCGCTTGCCAGAGAATCCCAGAAGTCCACGGCTAGGGAGCCGTCTTGAATCTAACGCGACCATCGGGAGTTATCTTTCTCCCGACAGGGTCAGTCCTGTTCTCCAGTGCAGCCTTGGCATCTTGCTTGGCAAGGTAGGCTGATGTGCTTAGGAACCAGCGTTGCTGGGTCTTGATCTCTGCATCGTATGTGAGCCAATCGTCACGCGATTGCAGAACTGCATCTAAGTTTGGAATGTTTTTGTAGCTGCTTACCCACCGATCATAGTCGGCTGCTTTCAGCTTGATTGTGTTGCCGTTGAATTTATATTCAGTCGAACTCGCCATTTCTAATTTGCTCCTTTGTTGCGATTTGGAACTGCCTCATTTCATAATGATTCACAGGCTCCATGTCCTGCTCATCTCCCCTGTCTTTCCTGCCTCCCCATTGGATTGAATCCGGTTTGGCATTCACCATACTCAAGTAGCCCACGGTTCCGCATGACCACTCCACAATTAAAAATACATCTAATCCGGTTGCACTTGCAAGAGATTTTGCGCTCGCCACCTTGTGGCTGCTGATCATATACGTTGGGAACGTACCGAAAGGATGCGTTCTTGTTTTGATTTCACCGAACCCCTCAACCTCTCCTGCATCGTTAATAAACGAGTAGTCGATGGCGTACATTTTCGGGTTTGGCTTTGCTTGAATGTCCCACATCACAGCAATTTTACCCGCCAACGTGCCTTCGCGCTCGCGGTCTTTGCTTGTTTCGTACACTGGCCTCATAAGAGTTACCTCTGTTGCGATAGTTAGATCGGATGGAGAGAGAAGGACGCTCCCCCCAAACCCCCCTCATCAAAGGAGATTGGAGAGAGAAAGTCAGATCGGACGGAGCCGAGCATGGACATTACCGCGAATTTGTATAGCGCCCTTGCGGTCTTACCCCCTTGCGCATTCCTTGCTTTCTTAAAAAAGCACAGTCACAATCCCCTTGTCAACTTCTCATCACAACTTGTTGACATCCTTTGTTGCGAAGGAAGGCTCATCGTCACGCCCCGTCTGTGGCGATGGGCCATTTTCGTTGTGATCAATCTCCGTAATAGTTATCTCCGCTCTGGGATTTTCTTTGTCCAGAAATCTACGGCTGCTGATTTGTTTAAACTGCCTGTCGTTTTCGTACAGCAAGCCCTGCATCGCATCGAGCAAAATGCTGGGATCAAGATCCTGTCTGCGTGTTGGGTAGTATATGTCTGCGTGGAATGACAGGTCGCCTTCAAGCATGTTGTCCATCTTCCCGATCTGCGCTTTCACATCTTTCTCAAACTGAATAGCGGCCTTGGATTTTATGAAGCGAGGCTTACCCCCGAAGGTGACAAGACGCCGACTGTTAGACTTGCTTTGCGCTACTCCAAAAATTATTTTGTTGACAGACCGTTTTTCCATGTGTTCCAATCGTACCCCATACCTATCGCAACAATGGTAACACATGAACTACACCAATAAGTTAGGGCTTCCTGCCCCACTAGCCGCAGCGCTGACACGCGACAGCTACACCAAGGGTGATGCGTCGTTTAGTGCGACGGGGTTGCTGCGCCCACCCAGAATGGCAGCTTTGTTCGATGACCCGAACAACATCATGTTCAGAGATGTGAGCAGTAATCTTTGGACGCTGTTTGGAACAGCAGTCCACAACATTCTTGAAGACTCCAAGCACCCCGACTTCATCACGGAGGAGCGCCTGTACTGCTCTGTGAGCGGCGTAAAGCTATCAGGTGCCATAGACGTACAGCATGTGCAACCGGATGGCACGCGGGTGTTACAGGACTACAAGACGCGCAAAGCGTATGGCGTTATGAATAACGACAGCGACGAGAAGCAACTCAACATCTACGCATACATAGCGCACAGGAACGGCATCGAAGTTAGCGGGTTGCAGATCATTAATTTCATCAAGGATTGGAGCAAGCACGACGCTGCTCGCAAACCCGAATACCCACAGCACGACATTTGGATTCAAGACATACCTCTTTGGCCTATTGAAAAGACGGAGAAGTTTGTTGTTGAGCGGA